CCGACAAATACAAGGTAAGAACGGACCGTTCACTCCGCCACGCTTTGGCTTTGTCTACAACCTCAAGACTACCTTTGAGGAGAATAGCAAAGGCTCATGGCATGGTTGGGAAATGTCCGTCGAAGGACCTACTCCAAATCTTGATCTCTATAATCGAGCCAAGGAGTTCGCAAGTAGCATTACAGCGGGTGACGTTGTTGTCAAACATACGAACGATGAAGCGGGTGGTAAAGAAGCACCGTTCTAATCATCACGCGGCGGAGCACTAGCTCCGTCGCTCTCGTATGGGGGCAGTAATGGAAATCGAGAAGTTTGCGTCCATATTCGATGGGCTGAAGGAAGCTTATGGCTACTTCAAAATAGAAAAGACCGGTGCGAATGGTAAGGCTCAAGGTAAAGCGGGGGTTACACGTGAGCCACGGACCAAAGAGCTTTGGGAAAACCATTTGCTTGGCAACAGTATGGGCATTGGTATCATACCAATTAATGAAGACAATTGTTGCAAATGGGGTTGTATAGACATTGATCAGTATCCTTTGGACCACAAAGTTTTGGTGCAAAAGATACGCAAGTTAAAACTACCACTGGTAGTGTGTCGCTCCAAATCAGGCGGAGCGCACTGCTTTTTGTTTGCCACCGAGTGGGTAGAAGCACGAGACATGCAGAAAGCACTGCAACACATGTCCTCGGCATTAGGATATGGAGAAAGTGAAATATTTCCAAAGCAAGTTAAATTGCATTTGGACAGAGGCGACGTAGGTAACTTTTTAAACTTACCGTACTACGACGCAGAGAATGGATTACGGTATGCTTTTCTTGATGACGGCACATCAGCGTCGATAGACGAGTTTTACGAACTGCACGACAAGTACAAGCAAACGCCGGAAGAAGTGGTCAAGTTACAGGTTGTAGGAAATAAAGAGACAGATTTACTTAATGACGGCCCACCGTGTTTACAAATACTTTGTAAGGCAAAAATTAGTGAGGGTGGAAGAAATAACGGTTTGTTCAACATTGGTGTTTATTTACGCAAGGCATACCCGGACAGTTGGGAGTCGGAGATACTGAAATACAATATGGATTTTTTATCGCCGCCCTTACCCCTGCCAGAGGTAAATGTGGTAGCCAAGCAAGTGGAGCGCAAAGACTACGCGTACAAATGTTCAGACGCTCCAATCAACGCGCACTGCAACAAGGATCTGTGCCGTACCCGTAAATTCGGCATAGGAGCGGCTGTAGCAGGGGCTACAATCGCGAACCTACGCAAGTACAACTCAGTACCGCCTGTGTGGTTTATGGATGTTAACGGAGAGCCTCTGGAGCTAGACACGGAAGCGTTGATGAACCAGATGCAGTTTCAGAAAGCTTGCATGGAACAATTAAACTTCATGCCACGGTCCATGGCGAAGCAACAATGGGAAAGTCGGATTAGTACATTGCTTACAGAAATGAAAGATAACGAAAGCGCAATCATTGAGGTAGCACAAGACGCAAGCATCAGCGGTCAGTTCTACGACTACCTTGAAGAGTTCTGTCGTCATCAACAACAGGCACAAGACAAAGAAGAAATATTATTGCGTCGCCCTTGGACCGACGAAGATTCAGACATAACTTTCTTCAGATTAAAAGATTTTGAAGGGTTTCTTCGCAAAAACAAATTTTTCGAGTATAAATCCCATAAGATTGCTCAACGCCTTCGGGATATAAATGGCGAGAGTGTTGTTTTGAAAATTAAAGGGAGGGCTGTTAGAGTGTGGCAGATACCATCTTTTGAAAGTGCAGATATGGACTTTACAGTCCCACAGTTTGGATCACAAGGGGAGGCTCCGTTTTGAACCAAGAACGTAATCAGGAAATCGTGCGACTGATAGACAAACAACGCATGACCAAAACAGCCGTTGCAAAACGTTACAACGTCTCGAAACAACGTGTGCAACAAATATACAAACGGGAGAAAGCAAGAGATGTTGAGGATATTCGGACCGCCGGGGACAGGAAAAACAACGACGCTACTTAATATGGTGGACGATGCTCTGGCTAGTGGTGTACATCCGCACCGGATAGCCTTTCTCGCTTTTACCAAGAAGGCCGCTACAGAGGCCAAGGAACGCGCCGCACAGAGGTTTAAGCTAGATCCTAAGAAAGACTTGATGTTTTTCCGTACACTGCACTCACTGGCGCTTACAATGACTGACATACGCCCAGAGCAAGTTATGCAGTCTGAAAACTATAAGGAGTTGAGCAGGGCAATCGGCATCACCCTTAACGAAGCCAAGGTGGTAAATTTTGAGAACGACCTGACCGACATGGTTACAAACTCGGACCCCTTATTGGGTTTGATCAACCTTACGCGTTTGAAAAAATCTGATCTACGCAAAGAATATAACAACAGTAACGTCGAAGAAGACTGGAACACGGTAAAATATGTGGACGAGTGCTTACGCGAATACAAAACAAAGTTGGGACTGTACGATTTTACAGACATGCTACAGGAGTTTGTAAATCAGTCCGCCAAGTATTGCCCGAAGTTTGACATATGCTTTCTGGACGAGGCGCAAGATCTTAGCGCGTTACAGTGGGACATTGCTCATATACTAGATGACAACTCTGACCGTATGTATGCGGCCGGTGACGACGACCAAGCTATTTACAGATGGGCAGGGGCAGACGTAGACCAGTTCATCAACCTACCGGGCGGATCTGAAACGCTCAGTAAATCTTACCGCGTACCGCGTCAGGTTCATCAGGTAGCAGAAGGTGTGGTGCGTCGCATAACGAGGCGGTTTCCTAAAAGGTATGAACCCAAGGACGAGCCCGGAAATGTGACGCGGATTGATACTATCACTGGTCTGGATATGTCGCAAGGCACTTGGCTTATTTTATCGCAAGCCGGATACCAATTAAATCCTGTAGCCGCCGATCTACGATCTAGCGGTTATCTGTTCAACTATCGCGGCCACCGGTCCATATCTGAGAAGATAAGCGAAGCTGTCAACGGTTGGGAGCAAATGCGTCAGGGCAAAGAAATAACAGGTGACGTAGCCAGAAAGATTTACAGCTTTATGTCAATCGGTGACCGAGTCAAAAGAGGGTTTAAAAAACTGCCCAGTCTACAAGATGACGATTTGGTAAGTATGGCTGACCTAACTGAGAAACATGGTTTGCTTGCTACCAACGGCATGCTCTGGTCCGAAGCAATGAACAAGCTGCCAGAGACAGACAGGGCATACATCACGGCTCTCTTACGGAGAAAAGAAAAGTTCAACGGCATACCTCGTATTACAGCGTCCACGATCCACGGTGCAAAAGGCGGCGAAGCAGAAAACGTTGTACTGTTTACCGACATTAGTCCGGCGGCTGATGAAGAGATGCGCCGTAATCCAGACGACATGCACCGCGTATTCTATGTGGGCGTCACAAGAACGAAACAAAACCTCTACATTGTAGAGCCAGAAGACGTATCAAGGAGTTATGACTTATGAAATGTTGGCATTGTAAAACTGAATTAATTTGGGGTGGAGACAACGATTGTGAAGATCACGAGGGTTTTCTTATGGAAACAAACCTAAGTTGTCCAAAATGTAAATGTTTGGTTTTGGTTTATTTACCGAGGGAGGAAATAGATGAAGCGTAAGGAAGTATTAGAAGAAGCAGCAAAACTAATTACCGGAGACAGAGCAGAACACTACGGTGATGCCTATGAAAACCACGCTCGTATTGCAGAAGGGTGGAATATAATAATAAGAGGGGCCATGATGTCCCACGGATTGCTGACACCGGCCCACGTGGCTTTAATGATGGACTGGGTCAAGACAAGTAGACTATTAGAATCACTCGACCATGTAGACTCATGGATCGACAAGGCAGGATACACGGCCCTCGGAGCAGAACTGACGGGCTCAAGAAACGAGGAAATAAAAATTGACAGGTTTACAAATGGCTATGTTCGCCCCAAAAAGTGAATGGGTGCCACCACTAGAACTACCAGACCTAACCCAAGCTAAAAAAATAGCTATCGACGTAGAGACAAAAGATCCTAATTTAAAAACTAACGGGCCCGGTTGGCCCACGGGTGATGGCGAAGTTGTAGGCTATGCAATAGCTACAGAGGATTGGGCGGGTTACATACCCGTCCGACACTTCGGCGGCGGCAATCTGGACGAGAAGATCGTCAACAGATGGCTGAAAAAGATATTCGAATGTCCGGCAGATAAAATAATGCACAATGCCCAGTACGATCTGGGTTGGATCAGGCAGATGGGTTTCACCGTCAACGGCCGTATTATAGATACGATGGTCATTGCGTCCTTGCTTGATGAGAACAGGTTTAGTTATAGCCTCAACGCTTTGGCATACGACCACCTCAACAAAACAAAATCAGAAAAGGCCCTTGTCGAAGCGGCAAGAGAGTTTGGTATCGACCCCAAAGCAGAGATGTGGAAGATGCCCGCCATGTACGTCGGCCCCTACGCCGAAGCTGACGCAAGCCTGACCTTGGAACTTTGGAATTATTTTTCCGTACAGCTTGGTAAAGAGGACCTCTGGGACATAGCAAATCTCGAACTAGACCTACTGCCTTGTCTGGTAGACATGACTCAGCGTGGCGTTCGTGTGGATCAGGACCGCGTCGAACGCACCAGAGATATGCTACTTAAGCGCGAAAAAGAAGTAATGAAAGAAATAAAACGTCTGGCAGGCACGGATGTAGAAATATGGGCGGCGCAATCCCTATCGAAAGCGTTTGATAAACTCGACATAAGCTATCCAAAAACAGAAAAAGGAGCACCGTCGTTTACAAAACTGTTTCTGGCAGAGCATGAACACCCACTAGCCAAGCTCGTGGTTGAAGCTCGAAACCTAAATAAGACGTCCGGCACGTTTATAAACACAATACAAAAGCACTGTCACTCCGACGGACGCATACATTCGCACATAAACCAGATAAGATCCGACGATGGCGGTACAGTGTCGGGGCGCATATCAATGTCAAACCCTAACCTACAGCAAATCCCTGCCCGCGATCCAGAACTGGGGCCAATGATACGCAGTCTGTTCCTACCAGAAGAGGGCGACCAGTGGGCGGCCATTGACTTCTCGCAACAGGAACCACGGATCTTGGTGCATTTTGCAAAAACATACAGCATCTACAGGGGCTCGACCTTGGAAGGAACCGACGAGTTCGTCAAAGAATACAACGAAAACCCAGACACGGACTTTCATACCATGGTGGCCGAGATGGCAAACATACCGCGTAAGCAAGCCAAGACAATAAATCTGGGCATGATGTACGGAATGGGCGTGAATAAACTGTCAGAGCAACTCGACATATCTGTTGAAGAAGCGAAAGACATTATAAAACAATACCATAGCCGTGTACCGTTCGTAAAAGGATTGATGAATGGCGTTACAAACCAACTTAACACGCGTACATCGAGCGGTTCGTTACGGTCCTTACTGGGTAGAAAGTGTAGATTTGATCTGTGGGAGCCGGATAGTTTCGCAATGCACAAGGCGTTGCCTTACAAAGAGGCGGCCGATGCCCACGGCCCAACGACCAGACTGAAGAGAGCGTACACTTACAAGGCTCTAAACCGGCTGATACAAGCCAGTGCCGCTGATATGACCAAGAAAGCGATGGTAGATATATACAAAACCGGCCGACTGCCCATGATCCAAGTACATGACGAGATTGCCATGTCCGTAAAAACGGTTGACGAGGCCAAAAAAGTTGCTAAGATAATGGAAAATGCGGTTGAACTAAAAGTTCCCTCAAAATGTGACATTGAAATCGGTCCATCTTGGGGGGAAGCGAAATGACATCTAATCCTTTACACTGCTCGGCAGAGTCCACGCCTGTGGCTCGGTCCAACTGCCCCGCTTCGGCGGGGTTTTTTCTTGCAAACTTGCATATTATCTTATATTATCCTAGAAATACCGATAAAATCGGAGATGGATTTATGGATACAACGCGTTGGAAAAGTATTCTCGTACCCAGAGACATGTACGAGGAAGTAAAATTTATGGCAAAAGACGAAGGGCGGACAATATCCGGACAACTTCGCATGATTTTTGAGGATCACAAAGACAGGAAGAGGAGTGATGCAGTATCAGACGGAGGCGGGGGAGATACACAGAAGGCTCGTGCAGAATACTTGCCCCAAGTGTCAGGCTCCACTGGAAGTAGTTGAAAGAACTGACGAAATACTGATTCGTAAATGTGGCCCTTGTCTGCTAACCATACATGATGAAGCAGACAAAGCGGAAGGCATTGAGCATATATGCGATTAAGTATTGCATATCGCATACATATGGTGTACTATTCGCTTAGTGTCCCCCTCCATGGACACCTTCGTAGTTGAAAGCCCCAGTTCGGTTGCCCCCGACTGGGGCACTTTCGTTCGAGGAGATAAATATGAAAAATAAAGAAGCAGTGGCAATCATGCAAAAATTTGTAAATGATTATATGGATCTTATAGAAAAAGATGATACTCTGACCCCAGAGCAACGCAAGCAGAAGGTAGATGCCCTTGAAAAAGCGTGGCAATGTATACTTAACAGATGAAGAGTCCGCGCATCACGATTTCTTTGATGCATGCGACATGACCATAGAATTACTCAACGAGTTCGAAGCTAGAGGCATGTTGAAGGGCCCTGCTATGGGCGGAGCTATGACTCAACTGCTATCTCATCTTATAGACATATCTCCCGACCCACGGACCGTGAGCGAGATAATCGCAAGCTGTTTGTCGAATGCCGCGTACAATGCAGAAAGTGCAATTACCCACGAAGGTAATGACCAAATACATTAGCTATTGACTTAGTCGCATACTTTCCTATATACTTCCAGTATTCAACTATGGAGGTATGAAGGATGGGTAGAAAGCGATCTGCTAAAGCAACAGGAAGCGGTCTTAAGGAGATTCCATCAAGTGAAAATCTTTCTTTAGGTGAACGTTTAAGTTATATGGATAGATCTAAAAGAGGAATTGTAACACACAGTGGGCGTGGTCATGGACGAAGCACATCACATGGGCGTGGTAAACGGTCTACCAATCAACCGACAAGACGGGAAATGCTTTACTTTGTACGAGACATAGTGAGGAACCTTAGAGAAGCTCCAGACAGGCAAATACCTAAAAACACGTTAAAAGCAACAACTCATGACTTTGCAAACGTTTTAGCAAGAGACGTTCAATTTTTTGATTGCAGTGAATTAACCGATTACATTGAAAGCAATTGGCATGAAATGTATCCCGATAGACAGGTTCCTGTCAGTCCCAAAGTAATATTGCCCGCTCCGGCGGTTGGACTGTATGTAAACAACGTGCCCGATTTTGATCCTCATACTGAAGAACCAGACGGAACTTTTGGAGAAGTTATGTTTGTTTGTACGCCTCGTGCAAATAGCGGAAGCACCACAAATTTTTCAATTGTTCTTATTTCGCGCAACTTAGATCACAGTACAACGGACGCATCTTTAAGTATTCTTGGGACTATTGATAGCGGAAAAGGTGTTTTTGGTATCAGTCCTAAAAATAAAAATGAAGACTTCTCGTCTAGAAATTCAAGGTCTTTAAGAATAGTTGCAGCTTATCTACAAACCATAAACAATCCGCGGTTTGTAAGACGCGGTAAAAAAACCTTTAGTCAAATGAAAAAACAGAGCGCTAAAAAAGTTCTTCGCGACTTTATAGCAGAGCAATGGAACATGGTTTCGTGGAACGTCGATAAAGCTGTTGATGCCAAAAACTACGAAGAGGGAAATGGAGGCCGACAGGGTTTGCATTTTAGACGCGGGTTCTTTCGACGCGGCGAATCTCACTGGCAGAATGTTCAAATGATCGACGGCGTCTGGAGACAATGGATAGAAGGCTACGAAGCCGGACACCCCGCTTTTGGTGTTAAGAAAAGCTACCACCTACCACGTATCAAGGGAGAAAATAAATGATGGATGATAGAGTTTGTTTATTTTATGTCGCTGACCGTTTACAAGATATAGTAGACAAAGAAAGCACGGCAGAGGAGTTTTTAAGGGAAATCAACCACAATATCGGCGTAAATGCCCGATGGAAACGCAATAACCCCGACGCATTAGTCGCGGACCTACCACCCATAAAGCCCGCAAAGCGCGGCCGTAAACCTAAAAGGAGTTAAACATGGCAAAGCAGTATCTAAAAATAGAACAAGTCGCGGAAATGACCGGACTGTCTGAACAAACCATCTACCGCCGCTCACGGCTCAAGACCTTTCCACCACCCGTAGATTCAATGTATGTTCCAGAAAAACTAAAAAACAAAAAGCACTGGGCTAAAACAGAAATATCCAAATGGGTAAAAGAAAATGCCGTCGAACCAAAAGTCGTAAAGCTAGAGCCCAAGGAACAGGGCAAAGCTGAAGCTGACGACGCACAAGTCCTCGGCATTATGAAAGACGAAACCGTCATACGGCCCGCGTTCCACAAACGACTAATAGATTACATCATGAAATGGTTTAAGCGGTGATTGAATATTTCACCGCCCTTGTCATTGCATATACCTTGCATGGTCATGACATTGAAACAGCCGTATGGTTCGAGAGCGAGAAGCATTGCTCACGGGCCATGGAAAACAGAAGTGCAGATTTTATGTACGATTATTTGTTTGACTTGTATGGCCATGACATTTCGATGGGTTGCTACACAACAGATAAAGTGTCAAAGTTGATCAAACCAAAACCGCGACCAGAAAGGATCGACTGATGGCAACCATTAGAAAAATTAAAAAAGATGGCGGACTGCCCGATTACTATTACATCATGCCAAACAAGGATCGAATCGACATCATGGTGGTTCGATCCAAAAACTCAGGAAACCAGTACACTTGCGTACTGCCCGCGCCTCACTTCTCGAAGACGTTCAACAAGATGAACGAAATGCGGGCATACTTCGATGAGCATTTTGAGTCGGCTTGAAATTTCTAAAAATTTAATGTTGACATTATCGCATACTCGTGTTATAATGTTTTTATCGAAGGGATGAGCCCTTCGGTTGGGGCGGGCAAGCCCCACGTTATTTGACAATGGACCACGGTCCTACATATCATGGAGGAATAAATGTCAAAACGCATTTGGATTGAACTCGATAAAGCCGAAAACTTTGAAGAGGCAAAAGAAAATTGTGAACTTGCTAATAAGTTAATTCACAAGTTAGGTGTACCAAAAGACGCGAAATTTTTTGCAGTTAAAGAACAAAAGTACACAAATACCTTTTACAATTATACATCGAGTTACCAATCCGGTTTTACAGAACTGGATGATCGTGGCACTTGGTTCGATTTGGAATATCTTGCAAATCATGAAGGACAGGAATAATGGAAAAGTATGAATTTTCATCTATTAATCCAAACACAAACAAAAGAAAATATTTTGTTGTGGAAGCTAAAAGCTTGCAGGGCGCAGAAAAGAAAGCAGAACTTCAAACTGTATCCCACACGGGCTTACGCGTTGAAAGGCGTATATCCGATGATTTTAGTTTAAGGGGACAATCCGTTCCGGCTTTAGCCAAAATGCTTAAATTTTAATTACAACCCCGCTTCGGCGGGGTTTCTTTTTTAACACCGGTTATATTATATAGAGAGAAAAATAAAAAAAATATTTTTTGTAAAAATATGCCGTAACCGGTGTAACCGTGTAACTTTCGGTGTTTTTTCTTTTATATATAGATACTTAGCAGTTACATAAACTCAAAAACAAAAATGTAACGTAACCATAGTTTATGTAACCAAAGAGCAGAAGTGCGTTAAGGGGCCTCAGATTTTTTTTTTCGAAAAAATATTTTTCTGGCTATATATAAAGAAATGTGCATTTTAAAAGAAACTATCGCAATTTAACTAGGTACGAGCATGACCAAACAAAGCAAAGCTAAAAGCGTCCCAGTAAAGAAAAAACGTGGTGTTGGACAACCAAGGGCCACGAAGAATAGACCGCTTACAAGAAAACAAGAACTCTTTGTAAAAGAACTGGTTTCGAAAGACGGCCAGATAACAATGAGGGAAGCCGCAATCAATGCGGGTTATCCGGCAAGTTCTGCACATACACGGGCATACGAAATGACAAACCCACATATTTGTCCTCACGTTGTGGCCGCAATCAAAGCTTATCGAGATGAGCTAGATGAAAAGTTTGGTATCAACTACAGACGCCACATCAGAGATTTACAAACTATTAGAGATGCGGCGTTAGAGAACGGAGCCTTTTCGGCGGCTGTTCAAGCTGAGTATAGACGGGGGCAAGCACAAGGTGACATTTATGTCAGCAAAAGCGAGGTTCGTCACGGCAGTATCGACTCCATGAGTAAAGATGAAGTGATGAAAGCATTACAGGAGATTAAGCAAACCTATGCCCCAGTCACTATCGACATTACTCCCCAAGGAGAAAGCAATACCCAGAACCGCGCAAAAGCGCGAAGCAGGCTTTTGGAACCAGATGCGGACGGCTTTGAAGAAGAGTTCGAGGAAGATCTCGTCAACACGGCTTGAAACGTGGGCAACGCCCGGTATACCAGATGTTTTGTTGTGTGATGAAAAGGGTGGTTTTCATTTTGTAGAGTTGAAGGCTACAGCGGGCAAAGCTGTAGATTTACGTCCGCACCAAGTGGCGTGGTTATCTAATCATAAGAATGCAAGCGTTTGGGTTTTGGTAAAGAAACTACAAACAAAAAACGAGCCAGAGCAAATCTTTTTGTTCCATGGCCGTGATGCAGTAGACTTGAAGCTCGAAGGGCTGAAAGTTGAACCCATAATACACCAGAAAGAAAATTTTGATTGGGAAAACATTTTTCGCTTGATTTGTCCGTAGGCACTTGATATTATCGCATATGCAACAACGAAGACAAATGGAGGTGTCTCAATGAACGTTAATTATTTTATGTTGGAAAATCATCTTAATCAGAAGTTAACTACGTTGAATGGTGATTTACAATTTTTTAAAAGTATTTTGAATGATTGTAAAAAATCAGATGATAAAGAATTAAATACCGAAATACCTAACCATCACTTAATAGACAATGCTATTGAGCAGTTAGAAAATTCTATAAAAGTTTTAAAAGATGCGTTGGCCGATAATTACACCGTCAAAAATAGAGTTTTGTTGGATCGTTTTAAAAACCTTCAAAATGCTACGGAGGTGAACTGATGTTGTTTGATGTAAAAGTCGAAATCTCAGAAGTTGTTGAAGCGGAAAATTTTGAGGAAGCTAAACAAAAGTTTTTAAGAAACTTTATGTTTAGCGATTTGGATCATGGAACTTGGGATATTAAAAAGGATGGTGAAGATGCCAAAGTTTAAAGTCACCGCCACAAAAGATGTTGGTTTTGAAGCAATAATAGAAGCCGACAACGAAGAACAAGCGTGGGCAATAGCCCGTGAGGATGAAATAAAGAACGAAGAACCTGATTGGAAACAAACAGACGACGGACACGATTGGACGTTAGAACATATCTGGGAAGTTGACACGCGTTTTAAAGTTACCGTCACCCAAACAAATGTTTTCTTTATAGATCAGGATGAGTTCGAAGATAAGGAAATGGAACCTTCCTTAGAAAATGCAAAACGGATTGTGAATGAAGATCGTATCTGGGACGAAGATCAATCTGGGGATGATACCTTTTCTGTTAGTGTTTTTGCAGAGGAGGTTGAGTGATGTACACCGCAATCAAACAAGCGGCTAAACAATATGTCGATCATGAATATGAAACGGTCATTGACCCCCAGAAATTAGATTGGGAGCATGAACGAATGCATGAGTATGCTTTGAGTGGTGCGGAATCGGTAACTTTAGAAATAATTGAGTTGGTTTTAAAAAAACATCCACACTTACGCAAAGTTTTGAATGATATAGAAAAAGATTTAGCTTGGAGGGAGCACTACACCAATGCCTAATCATTGTTATCAACAGGTCCGTATTGAAGGGCCGCATAAACTGGTCCGGATATTATGGGACGGACTAACCGAAAATGGTTTGAAAAATGGTCATGCCAAAAACCCACAATTTAATCAGTTGGTTATTCCTATGCCATTTGAACTTTGGGATGGTGCCGATGTAGATTGGTACGACTGGAGAAATGAAAACTGGAATACTAAATGGGACGTTTGCGAAGTAGAAATCAAGGAAGAAATAACGAGGGAGGATTACACAGAATTTTCTTTTGATGCTTACACAAAACACTGGTTTAAATTTGATTGTTGGACGGCTTGGGCACCGCCTATTCCAGTATGGCAAAGATTGCATAGGATGGGAATAGAAGTGCTTGCAAGTTATCAGGACGAAGGCGGTATTTTCGAGGGCACTTTTATTGATGGTCAAAATAAATCTTGGAAGCCTTGGTTAAGGGAGGTGGTTTCTAATGGGTAATGAAACGACGCAACGTGTCCATTGTTTGAAGTGCGATTATATTTTTTACGAAGACGAAGGTCCCCAAAAAGAAACATGTCCGCATTGTAATAATTCTGACATGAAAGAAACCGTTTACATGATGCCGCAAGATTTAGGTATGGAACGCATTTTAAGCGAAGTGTTTGACAAAGTATTTTTCAAAGAAAGTGAGGTATAAATGTTTTTGATAGAGTGGATTTACGGCTTGTTATATGGTTCGGATGCAGTCGATGAATTAAGGCATGGTCCAAAACAAAAAACAAAACGACGGCGTAAGTAAAACTTTTAGAAATTTCTACTTGCATTTATATGCGATTATATGCGAGAATAAACGGGCGGGTAATACTGCCCGTTTTTTTTAACAGCTACGAAGGGCTAAAAATATGTTACATATCGAAAATCATAACGGCACATTGCAAAGCTTATGTCAAAAGGTTCAAGAGCAGGATAATCGCAGTGCTGACTTTTTATGGTCAACTAATAATTTGCAAAAAATAACTACCGACGAAGGAAAACCACAAATTGTTTTAGAAGCTTTTGAGGGAGAACCAACTAGGTTTTTTAACGTAAATGAACACGCCTTTGGACAAATTGCACAACATTTGGAAATAGACACTAGAACGGCTAGACGTTTACAAAACGAAGTACCTACTGAATTCGACGCGGTTACAAATGCTCTTTTTCAAAAGAATTCCACTAATCGCATGATTAGGACTTTTTTAAGCGAAGATGAAATCAGTGGAATAATGCGAGCTTTTGTGTCCGATAAGTTTAAAACTTTTGACAATATTGATTTGTTAAAAGCAATTCTGGAACCGCTAGAAAAAAGCGAAGCAATGTTAAAAATTGTTAATGGCACTGTTACCGACAAACGTCTGTACATCCGTTTTAAAAGTGAAATCCAAACAGGCGAAGCGGCAAAAGGTGATTTAATGGCAAACGGCCTCGGATTAAGTAATTCAGAAGTTGGCGCGGGAAGTGTTCAAGTTTATCAATTATTCTGGACGTTAGCTTGCACTAATGGAATGCAAACAGAAAACCGAAACCGCTCTAGCCATATTACCAGTGCAAGGGATAGCGCCGACTATGGATTGCTATCCGACGAAGCTAAGGGCGCGGATAATCGTGCGTTAGGGTTAAAATTGCGGGATCTAGTAAAAGCTTACATAAGCCGTGAATTATTTGACGAAGTATTGGACAAAATGAGGTCCGCGCATAGCGACGTTATCGAGGGCGATTTTCACGAAATACCGGAACGCGTCGGGACCGTTCTTAAACTTACTAAAAAAGAAAATACCGACATTTTGAACGGCCTTATGGCTACAATAGGCCAAAGCGGTTATGAGCAAGGGAAAGATATTACACGCGCAACCATGGTTAACGCGATAACCGCCGTTGCTAATAATTGCGACGCCGACGACGTCGATATGTGGCAGCAGCGCGGCGGAAAACTTTTAAATCTTAATGATCGCGATTGGAACCGTATCGCGGCCTAAATAACCGCTTATTTTTTCCTACCAACTGGCCCGCCATTGTGCGGGCCTTTTTTTATTCCCTTTACTTTATCGCATATTTAGTATTTAAGAGTAATTGACGCGGGCAAGCGTCGTAAATTTTAACAACTACGGAGGGCCTTTATTGTGGCTTTAGATTTTAACGAAATTGATTTGATAAATATTAAGGCGAATAAGTTTGATAAATTAGAGCATGTTTTTGAAACGCTTGATAATGAAACCGAAACTGAAATTTTACCGTCGGAAGTTAGAAGCGAAAAATACAACTTTATTGAACCCCTTAAATATAATTCTATTACGGGGATTTTTTACCATGCTTAGAACGGTTGAAATGTCGCGGGCAAAGAAAACCGCCGGAATAGCCGTAACATATAGAGCCGGACAAAATAAAATGTTTGGAACATGTCCGGCCAGTTGCAATCTTAACGATAGCGGCAAGGGCGCGAAAAACGTCGATAATGAATATTTTGACGCGCTACTTAATGCGAAACCCAAAAAGGGTTTTTCTTTCACTTACTCGCATTTTGATTTTAACTTGTGGATAGATAAGGCGCGGGCCGTTGCAAAAACTGTTATTAATTACAGCGCGGATAATTTGGCCGATGCAATCAATAGTTTTGTTCTAAATGTTCCGACGGTTACCGTCGTTTCAGAAAGTAAATGGAACGGGTCAAAATATTTTCACGTGCAACGTTCAGATATACCCGCTTCGACGGTTCGAGTTATCCGATGCCCCGCCGAATATCGAAATATAAGTTGTAACGATTGCGGCAACGGCGAACCGCTTTGTGCGCGTATGGACCGAAGTTATATTATTGGTTTTACCGCGCATGGCCCCAACAAAAGAAAAGCGGCCAGTTTAACGGATCAAGGCGGCTGTTATGGGGCGCAAGGAAATTGCCGTATTTGGTGGAACGATACCGCGGCCAGTGAGCAACCCGACGAAACCGACGGCGAAAAGCTTTTACGTTTTGTTAAATC